AAATCTCTCATTAAGGGTGGAATTCCCTTAACTGGTAGATCATAGACAAAACTATGGTTGAACATAGAGCCCTTTTCCAAAAGATTAGGAACTTCTCTATGGTGTATTTCGCTTCCTGACCCTATAAGCTTATATATCAATATAAGTTTGCTTTATGAAGGTGCCAAGCACCTTTATCACATAAAGTATAGTGTCAGTCCACCGAACGAGTTAAATGGTCTAAATAACCACTTGTGTCGTTGGTAGATTATTAAGAAGCTGTAAAACAGCACTAGCACACTAATTATGTCAAATAACCTACAAAAACAAATAATAAGAAGAATAATTCGTCTTATCTTTGGATTCGAGGTAAAACATATTATCAGTCACTATATTGACAGCTTTACCTCATTACGTAAACGTAGTGGGATAAAGTATGCATTCTTGTATTATAAGGCTGTAAAGCTTCATATAACAAGATACATGTGTGGTCAACCTTTAATGGTTAACCATACTGTCAGGATATCTCTGACTCACGGCTTTCCTACCAAATTTCTCTACTTTAAAGATTTACTTGATCATAATACATCTATACGTATAGTTTTAACTATACTTGGATGGACTAGATCAGTAAAACTTACAAAAGAAGAGAATGCCAAGGCCGTTGTTGACTATTCTACAATAACAGAACCCAGTAAAGGAAAAAGGATTTTAATTCCTGCTTCTTTTATGAAGAGCTTCATTATTAAAAATGGTCTTCAATTGGCTCCACCAGTATATACTCGCGATAGCTTCTATCTTTCTTCAAAGGGAAGTCCAAATGGACCTGCCACATGAGGAAGTATATGAAGCCCACGCTTGTTAACTGACGATCAGATTAAGTGGATTTTTAATTTAACTAATAAGGGTTTTCATGGATCATTAAATAAAATATTTATGTATTCACGAAGTCACCTTACAAATTATCTTTTTGATCCTAATAATTTGAAGTGTCAGTATACTGGTAAGCTTGGCTTGGTTAAAGATCCTGAGTTAAAGTTAAGAGTCATTGCTATGGTTGATTACCTTAGCCAATGTATCTTACGACCTATACATGATGGATTACTTTCTGCTTTGAGAAAGTTACCTTCTGATAGGACTTTTACTCAGAATCCCTTTAAGGATTGGCCTTCATCTGAAGAGTCCTTCTATAGCTTAGATCTTAGTGCGGCTACTGACAGATTCCCAGTAGGGTTACAAGCTAAATTCTTATCTTTAATCTTTGTAAAAGGATTAAATAAGACAAGAAATAACTTGTTAGCTCATAATTGAAGGAAACTTCTTACAAGAAGAGTCTTTTATAATGATCTAGGCATGGAGTTTACTTACTCCGTTGGCCAACCTATGGGTAGTTACAGTAGCTGGGCTGCCTTCACCATAACCCACCATTTAGTCGTTGC